CAGCAGGCCAGGGCAGGCTGGCTGGTCCAACATCCGCTGTGTGTGCACTGCGAGAAACGCGGTCGAGTGACAGAGGCGACCGATGTTGACCATATCACGCCGCACAAGGGCGACATGACCCTGTTCTGGGACCGCACCAACTGGCAGAGCCTGTGCGGACCGTGCCACTCAGCCAAGACAGCGGCCGAGGACGGCGGGTTCGGCAACGCGAGGCGATGAATCTCAAAAAAGCCTGGGAAAATCAGAAAAAATGCTTGAAATGAGACAAATTCTCGTTTCTGGGGTGGGGGAGGGTCAAAAGTCTAGGGCCTTCCGCTTCTAGACCGCGCCCTCAATCGTTTTTTTACACCCGCGAAATTAAAAATCCAGGAGTTGCGCGATGGGAGGCACCGCCACGGTCGCCGGCCGTGGTCGCAAACCCAAGCCGACGGCCAAGAAACAGCTGGCCGGTAACCCTGGCAAGCGGGCGCTGAACACCGCCGAGCCTCAGTTTTCGAAGATCACCCAGATCGATCCGCCCGAGTGGTTTAGCGAACGGGCGGCCACTATGTGGAACATGATTGTTCCAGAGTTACTGCGCGAGAATGTCGTCGCAATCACCGACCTGCATAACGTAGAAGCCTTCTGCAGTGCCTATGACAACTGGCGGATGGCGCAGGAATCGATTCGGGAGCACGGCATTATCGTAACGGGTGCCACCGGCGGGCCCATGAAGAACCCCGCCCTAACGGCGGCGAATGAAACGATGCGGCAGATGGTTACCTTCGGCTCTATGCTCGGTCTTGACCCTGCGAGTCGTACGCGCCTGATCGGTGGCAACAAGGAGAAAGAAACCAACGAATTCGCCAAGCTACTGAGCTCATAAATGACCAAAGCCCCGCACCCAAACGTCGATAAGGCGATGGCATGGGGACGGTCTGTGCTTCGCGGGAAGGTGCCGGCCTGTCGGTACATTCACCAGGCGATTCAGCGGCACTTCGATGACTTGGCTGCGAGCCGCAAGCGCGGGTATCGGTTCAAGTTCGACCCGGCCAAGGCTGAGAAAAAGCTCAAGCTTATCCAGTTGCTGCCGCACACGAAGGGTGAGTGGGCGTTCAAACGTCAGCTCATTACCCTCGAGCCGTGGCAGCTGTTCGGTATGGCAGTCACGTTCGGATGGGTCCGAAAGAAGGGCGGCCATCGCAGATTCCGTGAAAGCTACTGGGAAGTGCCGCGCAAGAACGGCAAATCGGTGATCGCGGCCGGGGTCGGCATCAGCATGTTCGTTGCCGATGGCGAGTTCGGCGCCGAGGTCTACTCGGGCGCCACCACTGAGAAGCAGGCCTGGGAGGTTTTCAGGCCTGCGAAATTGATGGTGAGCAAGTCGCCGATGCTGATTCAGGCGGCGGGTATCGAGGTGAACGCCTCGAACATGAACATCCCGTCTGATTTCAGCCGCTTCGAGCCGTTGATTGGAGACCCAGGCGATGGAGCATCGCCCAGCTGCGCGATCGTGGACGAATACCACGAACATCGCACGTCGGCGCAGTACGACACCATGCTCACCGGCATGGGCGCCCGGCGGCAACCGCTGATGTTCATCATCACCACCGCCGGCGCCGATATAGAAGGTCCTTGCTACGACAAGCGCCGCCAGGTCATTGAAATGCTCGAGGGCACCGTGCCTGACGACGAGTTGTTCGGTTTCATCTGGACGCTCGACGATGGCGATGACTGGACCGACCCTAAGATGCTGGCCAAGGCCAACCCAAACCATGGGGTCTCAGTGTTCCAGGAGTACTTGGAGAGCCAGCAGGCCCGGGCAATTCGGTCCGCCCGCTTCACCAACACGTTCAAGACCAAGCACCTGAACCTTTGGGTGAGCGCCAAATCCGGCTTCTTCAACATGGAAGACTGGAAATCCTGCGAAGACACCACGCTTACGCTTGAGCAGTTCGAGGGCCAGGAGTGGATTGCGGGCTTCGACTTGGCGAGAAAGCTGGACATGAACTCGCGGGCGCGCCTGTTCTGGCGGGTGATCGATGGAAAAACCCACTATTACAGCGTCGCTCCAAAGTTTTGGGTGCCGTACGACACCGTTTACAACAGCGACAATAAGCGCATGTCGGAGCGCTTCCAGGCTTGGATTAACTCCGGGCATCTGGAAGTCACTGACGGTGCCGAAATTGACTATCGGGAGATCCTTGAGGACACCAAGGAGGCTAATCACCAAGCGCCTCTTCGCGAATCCCCGATTGATCCACACGGTGCGACCGGGCTGAGTCACGACCTCGACGACGAGGGTTTCAACCCGATCACGATCACGCAGAACTACACCAACATGTCGGACCCAACAAAAGAGCTTGAGGCAGCCATCACGGCTGGTCGATTCCATCATGACGGGAATCCAATCATGACCTGGTGTATTGGGAATGTGATCGGCAAGAACCTTCCTGGCAACGATGACGTCGTCAGGCCCATCAAACAGGGCGAAGACAACAAGATCGACGGGGCCGTCGCCACGATTATGGCAATAGGCAGCGTGCTGCGCATCGTCACCCAAGGCTCCGGCGGCGCCGAGCAGCTCATGGCATCAATTCGGGACCCAGTATACGAATGAACATCGCAACGATCCTTTATCTCGTGACCGCTGCAGTTGGCTTTGCCTTGGCCGTAGCAGGCGTTTATATCCTCCTCGGGCTCGGGTGGGCTTTGATAGCTGGCGCGATCTCGTGCTTCGTCAGCGCTGCATTCATTCGTAGAGGGCTGACCAGTGGCTAAGTCGCTTCTTTCAGTCCTGAGCAGTGCTGTAACAGCTCCTCAGACATCAATTATCGATTGGGTCGGTCGCTCACTGTCCGGTAGCGGCGGTGGAATCTGGGCGCAGACCTTGGGCAGCACTTCTGTCAACGGTAAGGTTGTGACGATCAACAAAGCCATGCGTCTGGCGGCCTGCTGGTCCTGCGTGCGTCTCATATCAGAGACGATGGCTACGCTTCCTCTAGGACTGTATCGACGCCTGCCGGATGGAGGGCGAGAGGTTGCCAGTGAAAACGATCTTCACTGGATACTCAACACGACTCCCAACAGCCGAATGACCGCCGTCCAGTTCTGGGAGGCGGTTGTCGCTTCAATGCTGCTGCGGGGTAATGCCTTCGTCGAAATAATCCGTGTCAGCGGCCGGATTGTGGCTCTGGAATTCTTGTTACCGAATCGCATGGACCTGGATGTTGCTGATAATGGAGAAATCCTTTACCGGTACCGGGAAAAGAACGGACAACTGCGCGATATTGCCAGCGGCAACATGATGCACATCCCGGCGTTTTCGTTGGATGGTCAGATTGGGCTTTCACCCATTGCATACGGCGCCGACGTTTTTGGCTCGGCTATGTCGGCCGAGGACGTAGCTAGCGCCACCTTTAAAAACGGCATGCATCAAACCGTGGCTTTTGAGGTTGATGCGCAGCTGAATAAGCAGCAGCGCGATGACTTTCGCGACTACGTTCAGCGCATCAGCGGCGCCATGAACGCGGGTAAATCACCGGTCCTTGAAAAAGGCGTTAGCGCCAAGGTGATAGGTATCAATCCCATTGATGCTCAGTTGCTTGAATCTCGTGAATACAGTGCTGAAGAAATTTGTCGCTTCTACATGGTTGATCCTACGCTGGTCGGCTATAGCGACAAGGCTTCTAATTGGGGGACTGGCTTGGAGCAAAAATTGCTCCGCTTTCTCACCTTCACCTTGCGCAGCTACATGCGCCGCATCGAAGAAGGCATCACGCGGAACCTGCTCACACCGGCGCAACGCCGGCAGTTATATCCCGAGTTTTCAATTGAGGGCCTGATGCGTGCCGACAGCGCCGCCCGAGCAACTTTGTATTCGCAAATGGTCCAGAACGGCATCTACACCCGCGACGAATGCCGCATGAAGGAGAACCTGCCCAAGATGGGCGGTAACGCTGCAGTACTCACTGTGCAAACCAACCTTTCGCCAATTGATCAGCTCGGCCAGGGCGACGATGGGCAAGCCGCAAGGGCAGCTTTGCAGAACTGGCTGAACCAGCCTGCTGACTCGAAGGAATAACTCATGCAACCAAAATTCAAGGCTGGCAGTTTCAACTGCGAGCTGAGCCCGCGTGCGCTCGATAAATGGAATCCGGCCATCAAAGCAGCGGTCGAGTCCACCAGTGACACCATCACCATCTATGGGGTTATTGGTGAGGATTGGTACGGAGACGGCGTAACGGTTTCGCGCATCGATGCGGCACTTCGCGCCATCGGCGATAAGCCGGTGACCGTTTACATCAATTCGCCGGGCGGTGACATGTTTGAGGGGCTGGCGATCTACAACCGTCTGCGCGAGCACAGTCAAGATGTCACCACCAAGGTGCTGGGCCTTGCCGCCTCCGCCGGATCGGTCATTTACATGGCCGGCGTCAAGCGCGAGGTCGCCGCCAGCGGCTTCTTGATGATCCACAACTGCTGGACCCTGGCCGTGGGCAACCGAAACGACTTGCGCGACATCGCCGGAACGATGGAGGAGTTCGACGCCGCTATGGCGGACCTCTACGCCGAAGGGAGTGGCCAGCCAGTGAAGGATGTCGCCGAGATGATGGACGACGAAACTTTCATCCGCGGCCGCCGCGCCTTGGAGCTCGGTTTCGCTACAGGCCTGCTGTCCTCTGACGAGATAACCGAGCGCCAGGACGAGCAGACTCAGCAGAGTAACGCGCTCAAAGCGATGGATGTGGCCCTCGCGAAGGCGGGCATGACCCGCAGCGATCGTCGCGAACTTTTCGCCAGTTTCAAGTCCAGTACGCCGCGCGCTACTGGCGGGGGCAAGCAAGACGCTGTCCCGACCGATAAGCCCCGCGCTGTCGCGCTCGACCTGCAACCCCTCCAGAAACTCTCTTTCTCTGTCCCAGCATGAGGCTACATACCATGAAATTTCGTCTGTCCCCGGCATTCCTGATGGCCGTGCTGGCCATTGCCGCGTTCATCCCTCTCACTTTCGGCGTCAACGCCGAAACCGTCATAGGCTCGCTGCTCGTTCTCGGCGGGTCGTCCCTGTTCGTTACCCGTGGCCGATCCAGTTACACCGGCTGGAATGCTCAGATGGGTAAAATTGGCGAGGAAGACATCGAGGCCCAGTACAAGCAGACTCAGGCCAATCTGAAAGAAATCGGCGATCAGCTCAAGGCGCACGCGGAGCAGGCGCAGAAGACCGTCGAGCGACACGAAAGCCTCAGCAAGGAAACCTCGGCCAAGGTCGATGAATTGCTGATGAAGCAGGGCGAACTGCAGGCTCGCGTACTCGAAGCCGAGCAGAAGCTGGTCAACGCCAACCGCGACACCCAGCGCAATGAGCCGCCAAAGTCCGCTGGTGAACTCTTTGTGGCCAGCGAACAAATGGAAGGGGTCAATTCGTCGTTCCGCGGTTCGCGTCGAGTGTCTGTGCCTCGTGCCGCAATTACGACCGCCACTGCTGGCGGCCTGGCCCCGGCTGAGCGCCTCGACACTGTGGTTCTTCCAGGTATGCGCCGCGCCACCATCCGCGATCTGGTCGCTCCCGGGGAAACCGAAGCGGGCTCTTTGGAATATGTTCGTGAAACCGGTTTTACCAACAGCGCCGCGCCGGTCGCTGAAGGCGGCGCCAAGCCGTACTCCGACATTACTACCACGCTCGTAACCGCAAACGTGCGCACTATTGCTCACCTCTTCAAAGCCTCTCGCCAAATTCTGGACGATGCCAAGGCATTGCAAAGTTACATCGATGCGCGAGCCCGCTACGGGCTGCTGCTGGCCGAAGAGTCTCAATTGCTCTACGGCAGCGGTGCGGGCGCCAACCTCCAAGGTCTGATGACTGTAGCCGCGCAATATGCAGCACCCGGTGGCGTGACCGTGACAGGCGAGCAACGTATCGACCGCCTGCGTTTGGCACTGCTGCAAGCCGAACTGTCCGAATTTCCGGCGGATGGCATCGTCCTCAATCCGATCGACTGGGCCCTGATCGAACTGATCAAAGACGGTCAAGGGCGCTACATCATCGGCCAGCCGCAGGAAGGTACCGCCGCGCGCCTGTGGAACCGCCCAGTGGTGTCTACCCAGGCGATGAAACAGAACGACTTCCTCACCGGTGCGTTCAAGCTGGGGGCTCAGATCTTTGATCGCATGGAGGTCGAGGTATTGATCTCTACTGAAAACGACAAAGATTTCGAAAACAACATGGCAACCCTGCGCGCTGAAGAGCGTCTGGCGTTCGCCATTTACCGGACCGAAGCTTTCGTTACCGGCAAGCTCGCTGCAGCCGCGGCGTAACACACTGCACGGGCTGGCGCTGCCAGCCCCTTGAGGTGAAACATGACCGATTTATTGATCAAGCCGCTGCGTGCGTACGAGGATCGCGGCATCATTCGGGACGTCGACGACGAACCTTATTCAGCGCCGGTCTGGCTCGCAAAAGAGCTTTCGCAGCTCAAGCTGTGCAGGATTCTAAACGAGGAAGGCTCAGATCAGACGTCTGAAATGAAGCTTGCGAAGAAGGGGCAGCGATGGATCATCGTCGATGGCGATGGTGCCCAGATAGGCGACTTCATTGGCAAACTCCCTGAGGCTGAAGCCGAGTTGGCAAAGCTACTGGCTGTCACTCCCCCTTCGTCTGCCGTTACTCCTGCGCCGGCTGTTGTGGACGTTCCGAACACTGTCGGTCAGCCCAACGAACCGCCGCCTCAGGAGTAAGCAATGTCCGTTATCAGCATCGAAACGGCAATGCAGCATTTGTACGCCGAGCCGGAAGATGTGACGCTCGTACAGGCATTGCTTAGCGCAGCGGAGGAGGCCGCTATGCAGTTTCTGCAGCGCCGTTTCTATGTCGATCAACCGGCGTTAGACGTGGCTAAGGCTGACGCCCTAGACCGCACACTAGCAGCTCGAGCTGCATATCAATCAGCAACAGCGCAAGCGGAACTGCCGGAGAACGTCGACATATGCATGATGTTGAAGGATCGCGCCCGGCAAGCACTGGCCGACGCCTACCAGGCTGTTGACATGGATGAGTTTGGCATCGTGATCAATCCCGCCATTCAGGCAGCCTGTCTCCTGAAGCTCGGTCACCTGTTTGCGAATCGTGAAGAGGTGGTAATAGGAGCAACCCCAGCTGAGTTGCCAATGGCTTCAAAATCACTGCTGATGCCTTATCGCATCCGGATGGGTGTTTGATGCTGGCGGGTAAGCTGCGGCATCGCGTTGATTTCCAGACGCTGGGCGAGGTACAGGATCCCGGTAGTGGTGAGATGGTGCCGGGTTGGTCGACAGTCTGGTCAAAAGTGCCAGCTGCGGTGACTCCACTGAGCGCTCGCGATTTGATCGCCGCACAGGCGGCACAGTCCGAGGCCTCGGCCCGCGTGGTGATTCGGTACCGTGCCGGCGTGCTGCCAACCATGCGCATCATCCATCGCGGCGAGGTCTACGACATCAAAGGCCCGGCGCTGCCTGATCCGGATTCTGGGTTGGAATACCTCACCATCCTTGTGGCGAAAGGGGTGAACGATGGCTGACAGCATTGAGTTCAAGCTGGAGGGAATCGACTCTCTGGTTTCTAAGCTCGAGGCGATCAGCTACGACGCGAAGAGGAAGGGTGGCCGCTCCGCACTGCGAAAGGCCGCCCAAGTCGTCGCGAACAAGGCCAAGGAAGGCGCCCAGCGGGTAGACGATCCAGAAACTGGACGCTCCATCGCTGCGAACATCGCTCTTCGCTGGAACGGCCGTCTTTTCAAGACCAGTGGAGATCTGGGTTTCCGGGTCGGCGTGCTTCACGGCGCAGTCTTGAAGAGCGGCGGCGACACCAGCGCAAACGCTCCAACACCACACTGGCGGTTGTTGGAGTTCGGCACCGAGAAGATGCGCGCCCAGCCGTTCATGCGTAAAGCCCTGGCTGACCACATCAGCGAAGTGACCAACACGTTCATCACCGAATATGAAAAGGCTATCGACCGGGCTATCCGTCGCGCGGCCAAGAAAGGAACGACAGCGTGAACTCAGCCCCGATTTTCGCCGTGTGCGCCGCCGATGCTGGCGTGACCGCGCTTCTGGGCCTGTCCCCAACAAGGCTGTATCCATTTGGGGAAGCGCCCGAGGGTGTCGCCAAGCCTTATGCCGTATGGCAACTGATTACCGGCAGCCCGGAGAACTACCTTGCCGGCCGGCCGGATATGGACGGCTACACGCTGCAGGTCGACGTTTACGGAGCAAGTGCATCGAGCGCCCGGGCGGTGACCACAGCGATCAGCACGGCCATCGAGCTTAAGGCCTACGTTACGCGCTGGGGAGGTGAGAGCAAGGACACAGAAACAAAACTCTACCGATCCAGTTTCGACATCGACTGGCTCGTACCCAGATAGCCAAACCCAAAACCCGGCCCGCCTTGTGCGGGTTTTTTATGCCCGACATTTGGAGATCACCATGTCGATTCTGTCCCAAGGAACCCAGATTTATGCCCTGGTGCCGAGCGCAGCCAATCCGGCAGTATTCGAGGTTCTCGAAATCGAGTGCGCTACCGCATTCAGCCCGGGCGGTAACCCCGCTGACCAGATCGAAACAACCTGTCTCAGCCAGAAGGTCCGGACCTACATGCGCGGCTTGCGCACTCCTGGCCAAGCCTCTCTTACCCTCAACGCAGATCCTCGCAACGAATCCCACGTGCGCCTGCATGCCCTGTCGGAAGATGACAGCATCGAGAGCGTTCACTGGGTGGTTGGCTGGTCTGACGGAACCGACATCCACCCGACGGTGGTTGCCGCTGGTGCGCTGGACGAGATCCGCCTGACCAGCGCTGGCACCGGCTATACCAGTGCGCCGACAGTGAACATCACCGGCGGTGGTGGGACCGGCGCAACTGCAACAGCGCAGATCGCTGACGGCAAGGTGACTGGCTTCACCATCACCAATCCCGGCTCCGGTTACACCAGCGCTCCGACTGTCGCGTTTACTGGCGGCTCTGGAACTGGTGCCGCTGCCTCGGCGGTGGTTTCGACTGAGCCTGACTTCGACCTGCCGAGCACCCGCACCTGGTTTCTGTTCGACGGCTACGTCTCCGACTTCCCGTTCGACTTCGCGGCCAACGCCGTTGTTACCACTGCCGCCACCATCCAGCGTTCCGGTGGCTCGGCCTGGATTCGTAAGGCGGCTGCGTAATGGATCTGAGCATCGAAAGCCTCAAGAAGTCGAAGGCGTTCACCTCGCGCCCGGTCGAGAAGACCATTGAGTGGGAAAACGGTGGCAAGAAGCATAAATTCACCACCTACGTACGACCGCTGTCCTACCAGACCGCGGTGGGCGACATCAGTGCGCGAAACGGTGTTGACCCGCTGGCGGCCCGCATTGCATCCAGCATTTGCGACAAGGACGGCGCGCCGGTCTTCACGGTAGGTGACCTGACCGGACAGAACGATCCCGAGCGTGGTGCCCTTGACCCGACGCTGACTCAACTGTTGCTCGTTGCGATCAGCGAGGTTCAGAACCTGGGAAAGACACCGGCCTCGACGAAGTAGATGAGATCTGGTGCGAGCTCGTAATGAACGGAATCGGCGGCCGCACCATTGCCGAGGCCCAGGCAAGAATGACCTTCCCGGAGTTTATGCTGTGGTGCAAATTCCGGGGTAAGCGGGGCTCCCTGAATCAGGGCATGCGGATCGAATCGGCTGTTGCTCGATTTGCCTCTTTCTACGGCAACGGCCGAGCGGGCAAGAAAGTGTTTAGCATGGAGGACTTCGCGCCGCACATGGATGAGCCTGTGCTGACTCTTGATCATGCGATGGCGACTTGGGCTTGACGCTGGTAGATTCGAGTTTTATGGAAGGGAAATCATGAACAAGATCTGTGTATTTGTGGTGGCTTTGTTGCTCACTGCGTGTGCTACGACCGGAGGGAGCCCAATTAGCCAGCAGCAGGTCGAAGCGATCAAGCAAGGACAGACCACACGTGAAGATTTGCTCTCAGCATTCGGCAAGCCGCTCGTTCGAAGCAAGAACTCTGATGGAACAGAAATTCTAAGTTGGGGCTATGCCAAAGTCGGATTTGCTGGGTCCAGCTACGAAAACCAGTCGTTGTCTGTGATTTTCGGACCTGACGGTAAAGTCGTTAGTTACACCACGAGCCAGATGGCGAACCCCTACTAAAAATACAGAGACCCGCTTCGGCGGGTTTTTTTACGCCTGGAGAAAAGCATGGCCGGTTCGCTGGGTACTCTGACCCTCGATTTGATCGCCAAGATTGGTGGCTTTACCGGTCCGCTGGACAAGGCCAGTCAAGAGGCCAAAAAACGCAATGCTGAGATCGCCAAGTCATTTGACAATCTCGCCAAAGGAATAGGTATTGCGATTGGTAGCATTCCGGCAGTCCTCACCGGCTTGGTTATTCACTCGGCCAGCGCTGCGAAAGAGATATCCAATCTGTCCGCTCTTGCGGGGCTGAGTACAACAGATTTCCAAAAATACGCCGCCGGCGCTGCGAGCGTTGGCGTCGAGCAGGACAAGCTTTCAGATATTCTGAAAGACACCAACGACAAGGTTGGTGACTTCCTGAATACCGGCGCCGGTGGCCTGAAGGACTTCTTTACCAACATTGCACCCCTCGTTGGCGTAACTGCTGATCAGTTCAAAAAGCTGAACAGTGCTGATGCGTTGAAGCTGTACGTGACCAGTCTTGAGAAGGCAAACGTCAGCCAGGCCGAAATGACTTTCTACATGGAAGCCATTGCCAGCGATTCGACCGCGTTGGTCCCGCTGCTGCGTAACGGTGGCAAGGGGTTTGACGAACTTGGCGCCTCGGCTGAGGCGGCTGGCGTCATCATGAGTGAGGGAACGATCGCCGCTGCTAGACAGTTCTCTATCGAGCTGCAGGGGCTTGAACAGTACGTTACCTCGGCGCAGACCGCACTCGCGGCCGAGTTTCTGCCGGTGCTGTCACAGTTTTCCAAGGACGTGAACCAAAGCGCCAAGGACGCTGGCGGGCTTAAAGGTGTCGTGGGAGACCTGGGAGAAAAACTGGTCAACACCACGGCGTTTGTAGTGAATGCCGGTGATGGAGTAGTGCGGGTTTTTGATACCGCAGCGCAGACCATCGTAGGTCTCTACGCAACAGCGGTGGGCCACATGGCCTCGCTGCAGTCTGACCTGGCCAAAGGGCTTTCCAAGATCACCTTCGGCGATACGTCAAAGCAGTTCATCGCTGACTCGGTACGCCTCCGTGATGAGGCATCGCAGAACTTCAACGTGGCCGCTCAGGCCGCAGACAAGATCAAGCAGAACTTTGAAACGCCGCTCAGTGGCGACATTTTCAAAAGTTACGTCGCAAATGCCAAGAAGTCCGCAGCAGACCTGGCGAGCATCAACAAATCGATAACATCTGGCACTGGAAGTGGAGTTGATCCTGCGGCAATTGCAGCTAAGGCGGCAGCCGAGAAAAAAGCGGCGAGCGAAGCAGCGGCAGCCGCGAAGAAAATTCAGGACACATTCAAGTCAACCGAGACGGACTATGAGCGCCAGATCGAGCTGATCAATACCAGCACCGACGCCCAAAAAGATGCAACCCAAGCTGACAAGCTCCATTTCGAAATTGCCTCTGGCAAGCTCGTTGGAATCAATGCTGAGCAGCAGAAGCGGTTGGAAGGGCTAGCTAGTGAACTGGACCGGCTGGATAAACTAAAGAAGAAGAACGAAGACCTTGCGGCCGTCGAGGCGTATCGGCGTAACGCAGAACAAGAAAACCAGCAGATCAAAGATTCGTTTGACCTGGATCTCGCTGGCGCTGGTCAGGGAGATAAGGCCAAAGAGCGACGTCGGCAGTTCCTCCAGATCGACCAGGATTATTTTAAAGAGGTCGACAAGCTTTGGGAGCAGTTGAATTCTAAGGACATTACCAAGGAAAGGTACGATCAAGAGACTGAAATTGCCAAGGAGTCTTATGCACAGCGAATTCTTGATCAGCAGGACTATTACAACAAGTCCGACGAAAATCAGAAAAATTGGCTCGACGGTGTGACATCCGCCTGGGCGAATTACGCGGATGCTGCTCAAAACTACACGCAGATGGCGGCCGATTTGACGTCCAGTTCATTGGAGTCAGCGTCAAGTAGCTTGAGTTCATTCTTCTCCGACATATCCACGGGTTCCAAGGATGCTGGTGACGCGCTCATTGATATGATCAGTGGCTTTGCTGAATCCACCATCAAAGCGCTAAGCGACATGGCAGCGCAATGGCTTGTTTATCAGGGAGTGCAGCTTGTAGTAGGTAAATCTACACAGGCATCGGCTAGTGTTGCGCTGGTAGCAAATGCTCAGGCTGCTTCATTTCAAGCTCAGCTGGCCGCATTTGCAAGTACGGCGGCCATACCGATCGTAGGCCCAGCACTTGCCCCGGGCGCGGCGTTGGCGGCCGCTGCCGCGACAGCACCTATGGTCGCCGGAGTAGCTTCCGCCTCGCTGGCCGGTATGGCTCACGACGGTATCGATTCGGTTCCGGAGACGGGCACCTGGTTGCTGCAGAAAGGTGAGCGAGTTACCACCGCAGAAACAAGTGCCAAGCTCGACCGGACGCTGGATCAGATGCAGGGGACTGGTTCTGGACAGCCGCTCGTTTTCAATGCTCCGGTCACTGTTCAGGCGCAGCCTGGCATGAGTGATCAGGAAGCGCGCAACCAGGGCAATGCAATCAGCGATGCGATCGAGCAGCGTATGAGCCAGTTTCTTGACCGTGAAATGAGGCAGGGCGGGCGGCTCTGGAGGCGAAATGGCTGAGATATTCAGTTTTGATGTTCGGGTTGGCGCCTCCGGCGACATCACGCAGAAGACCTGGGAGAACGAATTCGGAGACGGATACGTTCAGGCCGGCGGGATCGGTATCAACACCAGAGCCGAATCTTGGAGCGTCAGCGTGACGGGAAAGATGGCCCCCGGGCAGGTTCTCCAGCAGGTGAGGGATTTCCTTGATCGCCAAGAGGGCTACAAGTCATTCCTGTGGACGCCGCCTGGGGGCACTCAGGGCAAGTACCGAGCGACCGGATATCAACTGGCAACGCTTGGCGCCGGCCTTCAGACTCTATCCACGACCTTCAAACAGGTCTTCAACCCCTGACCCCGCCAAGTGCGGGGTTTTTCTTGGGTGACGCATGCAAATTACGGCAGATTTTCAGAAGCTCGAGCCGGGCAATCAGATCCGGCTGTATGAGCTCGACGCAACGCGCCTGGGTGCAACCATCTGGCGCTTTCATGGGCATGCCCACGAAGGCGAGATAATTTGGCAAGGCAAGCTGTTTTCGCCGATCCAGATCGAGGCCAAGGGGTTCGACGTGCGCGGGGACGGCCGCCCGGCCACGCCAACGCTTCAAGTTGCCAACGAGCTCGACGGCATTCGTGGGGCTATATCAGCAATTTGCCTACAGTTTCGCGACTTGGCCGGAGCGAGGGTCAGGGTCATCGAGACATTCAAGCATTTTCTCGACGCTGCGAATTTCCCCGACGGCAATCCCACTGCGGCCGATCAGAGCAGGACATCCACCTGGTACATCGAGCAGAAGACCGAGGAAAACCTTGCGGCGTTGACCTTTGAGCTGTCGAGCCCGATCGATCTAGAGGGTCAGCAACTGCCCGGCCAGCAGATTACCAAACTTTGCCGGTGGGCATGCCGTGGACAGTATCGCGGGGAGGCCTGCGCATACACCGGGGGCGCCATGTTTACCAAAAAGAACGAGCCCACAGATAACCCCGCGCTCGACCGGTGCGGCGGTTGGTGGAGCAGTTGCAAGCTTCGGGGCAACACTCGCCGGTTCGGCGGTTCCATGGGCGCGAGCCTCATTGCCAGTTCGAGGTAACGATGCGCATCAACCAGAAATTGACCCAAGCCATCTGTGAGCACGCGGCGGACGTTTTTCCTCAGGAGGCCTGCGGCCTGCTGATCAAGACTGCCGATGGCCGGGAGTACGTTCGCTGCGGCAATACTGCCAGCAGCCCAGAACAACACTTCCTGATCGACAAGTACGACCAGGCTGCCGCCGAAGATCGCGGCGACGTGCTGGCCATAATTCACAGCCACCCCAATCGCAGCCCGGCGCCGAGCATGACGGATCTGGTCAGTTGCGAACTGCATGAAATCCCGTGGGGCATCGTGGCCTGGCCGGGTGGCGAGATGCAGTGGTTTAAGCCTTCCGGCTACATTGCCCCGCTGCTGGGGCGTGATTTCGCCCATGGCCTGATGGATTGCTGGTCGGCGTGTCGTGATTGGTACGCGCGCGAGGCTGGACTTCAGCTGCCCAACTTCGAACGCAAGGAGTTGTGGTGGGAGGATGAGGCTAGTCCCAGTCTCTACGAGGAAAACTATAGCGGGGCAGGCTTCGAGCAAGTCAGCGACTTGCAGAGGGGCGATATGCTGGTGTTCCAGGTCCCGACCATCGGTAGACCTTGTCACTTCCCCAACCACGCAGCCGTTTATCTGGGCGCAGATCCGGCGCTGCAAAGTGAGGCTGCTCCGGCACTCGGCGGTGCTGGCCCGTTCATTTACCACCATATGCCCGGTCGTGCCGCTGCCCGAGAGGTCTACGGCTGGTCGATGAGCAAGCGTCTGAAACTTATTCTGCGACACAAGGATTACAGGCAATGACGATGCGGACAGTAAGGCTGTATGGCGTGCTGCGCAGGCATTTTGGTAAGGAATACATCTTGGACGTGTTCAGCGTGCGCGACGCCGTCAACGCGCTATGCGCCATGGTCCCGGGGTTCGAGAAATTCCTGCGGTCTGGCGAAGAGCGGGGACTGGTGTTCAGCGTGTTTTGCGGCACACGAAACGCGGGTGAGGAAGAGTTCGACCTCAGAGGAGTCGATGACTCTGACATTCGGATTGTGCCCTTGATTCAAGGTAGCAAACAGGCTGGGCTGTTTCAGGTTGTGCTGGGCGTGGCGTTGGTTGTTGCCGGTGCTTTCAGTGGAGGCACCACCGCGCCTCTGGGTGCTGCGCTCATCGCTGGGGGTGCGGCGGTCGGCCTCGGCGGTGTGGTGCAGATGCTGGCGCCAACTACGAGGACTTCAACTGGTGCGAATAACGAAGACGGCAACAACCCCTCATACGGGTTTGGTGGTGCGGTGACCACCGTCGCGCAGGGAAATCCTTACCCGGTTCTCTACGGGGAACGCGAGATCGGAGGCGCCGTGGAGTCAGGCGGTATCTATACGCAAGACCAAATTTAAGTAGAACAACTCAAGACCCGCCCAGGCGGGTCTTTTTTTGTGGGGAAGATATGAGCGCAGCCGTTCTTAAGGTGCCTGTTACAGGCGCTAAAGGTGGGTCCTCAAAGCCAAAGCAGCCATCCATTGCCTCGAACAGTACCCCATCAATCGCAACAGCGCGCATCGTCTATATCTGGAGCTGGGGACCGATTGTGGGGCCGGTTAATGGGCGCCGCTCGGTGATGCTGGATGGCACACCATTGGTGGCCGAAGACGGCACTGAGAACTATCCGGACGTCAAATGGCAATTCCGCAATGGCGAACTGAATCAGGCGCGCCTCGATGGTATCGCTGAGTCGAGCAATGAGATTGACGTCAATCAGACGCTTCTGTCCACGACGCCTTATCTGCACACCCTCACCAATTCCGTTATCGATGCGGTTCGTATTCGCTTTGGCTGGCCGCAGCTGCAGTCGCAGGACCAAAAAGGCAACATCAATGGCGTGCGCATTGATTACGCCATTGATGTCCAGACCGACGGCGGACCTTTCGTGCAGATGCTCACCTCGTCTGTAAACCGAAAGAACGTCACTAAGTACGAGCGCTCGCACCGGGTGAATTTGCCCGCCGGCAGCCGCTGGACGATTCGGGTTCGTCGAATTACACCAGAAGCCAACAGCTCTCTGGTTCAGGATTCAATGCTGATCGAGGCTATCGCTGAAGTCGTCGATAGCGATCAGGAATACCCGCTGACTGCCGTGGGCTGCCTGGAATACGACGCTCAGCAGTTCGGCGGCGACATCGCCAAGATTGCTGTGCTGATGCGCGGCAAGGTTGTGCGTGTCCCGACCAATTATGATCCTGAGACCCGGACCTACGCGACTGGTGGGCAGGGCACTACAAACGGCGTTTGGGACGGTACTTTCAAGGAGGCCTATACCAATAATCCGGCATGGGTGTTTTACGACCTGGTGCTGGACCCGTATTTCGGTCTTGGAGAGCGCATCGACGCGACCATGATTGATCGCTGGAATCTCTACCGAATCGGGCAGTACTGCGATCAGATGGTCCCCGATGGAAAGGGAGGGCTTGAGCCACGCTACACCTGCAACATCTATCTGCAAAAGCAGGCAGATGCCTATGCGTTGCTTCAGGATTTGGCGGCCAACTTTCACGGGATGTCGACGTGGGATGGATCGCAGATCACTGTCAATGCCGACATGCCTGGTGATCCGGTCTACACCTACAACCCTTCTCAGATCATCAATAACGGAGAACTGAAATACGCCGGAACGCGCGCGCGCGATCGCCACAACGTGGCGATGGTCACTTGGGATAATCCTGACCAAGGTTTTGCCACCGATAAGGAGCCGGTCTTTGACGACGAAGCGCTGGCAGAAACCGGTTCGGTAAATGAGCTATCCGTCGAAGCGTATGGATGCACTTCCCTCGGACAAGCTCAGCGGGCCGGGCAGTGGGCGCTGCTCACAGAACAGGCCCAAATCCGCGGCGTTTCCTTTCGCGTCGGCCTTGATGGCCAGATTCCCAAGCCAGGCCAGATCATCGCAGTCGCTGATCCAATGCTTGCCGGCCGGGCGAATGGCGGGAGGATCAGCGCTGCCGCTGGGCGGATTGTTACGCTCGACCGCGATGTTGAGCTGCCTGCTGGCGGAAAGCTTCGCGTAAACCTGCCAAGTGGTAAGAGCGAAGCCAGGGTGATCAGCTCGATCAGCGGCCGATCCGTTACAGTAGTGGCCGCGTTCAGCGAGCTACCGGAAGCCGAGTGTGGCTGGATTATTGAGCACGACGATCTCAAAACCATGCAGTTTCTGGTACGCAATATCACGCGCCCAGAATGGCACCAGTTTCAACTCGATTGCATTCAGCATGAGCCAAGTAAATTCGATGCGATTGATTTTGGGGCGGTCATCGATACCCGGCCCATCACCGGCATCCCCGTCGGAACACAGGAGGCACCGGCCCAGGTACTGCTGAGTCAGCATGTGGTCATTGAGCAAGGCATCGCCGTCACGGTGATGACCATAGCTTGGACTGCTGCGCCTGGCGCCGTCGCTTACGAGGTGGAATGGCGATGGGGCTCGAGGGAGTGGATATCGGTACCGCGGACAGGCGAACTGTCGATCGACATCCGCGGCATTTATTCGGGGCAATACCTCGCTCGGGTTCGGGCGGTAAGTGCGATGAGCGTGTCATCGCTGCCCACGACTTCAGTATTAACGGATCTTGAGGGCAAGTCCGGCTTACCGCCCGCAGTGACGTCGCTCACGGCCATGCCGTTGATCTTCGGAATCGCGCTCAAGTGGACTTTCCCGCCAGGCGCCGAGGACACGCAGCGCACCGAAATCTGGTACGGGCCGACGACGGACCTGGAGGCCGCGACGAAGCTCAGCGATCTGGCCTACCCGCAGTCGGAGTACAACCTGCAGGGTCTGCTGGCTGGTGCAACGTTCTTCTTCTGGGCAAGGCTGGTCGACCGCACGGGCAATATCGGCCCTTGGTATCCAGTCGGTACCGGCGTGATGGGGCAAAGCAGTTCCGAGGGCGCGCCGATCCTCGACATGATCAAGGGGCAGATCGGCGAGACCGAGCTTGGCCAGGAGCTGCAGGACAAGATTGATCTGATCGAAGGGCTTCAGGACCAGATCGATGCACTGGATGGCCTGTCGGCTTACAAGCCTGGCGAAACATATGTGTCGGGCGATATGGTGGTCGGGAATGGCCGGATCTATCAGGCCATTGCCGACGTCCCTAAAACTACGCCGCCACCGGACGAAACCTACTGGATCGACATTGGCGAGACGGTTCAGACGGCCAATGGCCTGGCGCAGCAGGTGGAGACCAACACGGCTGACATCATCGATCTCGACGGTGTCGTGACCGCGCAAGCCTCCAGCCTCGAGGCACTGAGAGCCAATTATCGCGAAGATGATGGCGACGGCGATCTGCAGGACGCACTCAACGGCTGGGACAGTGCAGCGAGTTTCGCTCAGGAAATCACTGTGCGCTCTACTGCCGACGAGGCGCTTGCCCAGCGCATCACCCAGCTGCAGGCCGAGGTCGGCGACAACATCGGCGCGAAGATCAACGAGCTCGAGCAGGTCATCGCGACCAATGAAGAAGCGACCGCGCTGGCGCTCCAGCAATTGCATACGGACGTCGATGGCAACAGCACCGACATCCAGACGCAGTCGCAGATCATCAGTGACATCGACGGCAAGCTCGATGCCTCATGGTCGGTGAAGATGCAGTACAACTCCAAGACTGGCCAGTATGTGACGGCGGGGATCGGGCTCGGGATCGAGAACACGCCCGCCGGGTTGCAAAGCCAGTTCCTGGTGTCGGCCGACAGGTTTGCGATCGTGAACACCATCGCCGGCGGCGCCGTGGCGGTCCCATTTGCTGTTCAGGGTGGTCAGGTCTTCATCAATCAGGCGTTCATCCAAGACGGCACGATCACCAATGCGAAGATCGGCAGCTTTATCGCCTCCACCAACTACGTGGCCGGGCAGACTGGCTGGCGCCTCAACAAGGATGGAACGCTCGAAATCAACGGTGTGGTCGCTGGCAGCGGTCGTCTGACCGTAACCAACCGCGCCATCAAGGTGTTCGATTCTGCCGGCACGCTTCGTGTCCAGCTTGGGGATCTGTCCGCATGAGTTTCGGACTGAAAATATGGGACGAACTTGGCAACGTCGTGCTCGATGAAAGTTCGTTCACCATGCGGGTGGTGTATAGCGGGATAGTAACTGGAGGAAAAACTGCTTCCTCTCAAACAATCTCCATTCCCGGCATTACTACGGCGAATGCAAGCGCTTTCGTTGTTCCCATAGGTGCTTATAGTGATTTCGATAAGCAACTTGAAACCGAAGTAATCAGCGGTGCAGTCCGTGTCTACAACTATAACCGCAGCCGCCCCGAATACAGCGCGACCACTCAAGTAACCATGCGGCTCATTGTAATAAGGTTCAACTGATGACGTTTGGTCTGCAATACAGCAATGACGATGGTGTCGTCACGGTTGATTCTGAATTTACGCGGCTGGTAGTTTTGGCAAAAGGAACGTACAGGCCGACTCAAGAATCTAACTTGGGATCGGTGACGACATTTCCGCGAACCATCACCAGCCAGGAGCCCCCGCTCATTTTCTGCAGGCCGACAGGTTCGTCGGGTGTCGGTGCAGTCTGTTACGCCCGCGTCATCGGATCGCCCGGCGCATGGACGGGATTTTACATCCGGACCTATAGCACCGGAACCTTACAACCCTACGGCACTTACTTTGCCGCTGGGTTTGGTGCGCAGGCGGTGGCCGATTGGGGTATGCGGCTCTGGGACGCTAACAAGAAATTGCTGTTTGATTCCGACACGCCGTATGTTCGGTTTACGCGAGCCTTCCAGAACTGGACCTATGTCAAGAGCGACAAGGATACGCAAGGCTACACACGCAATTATTATCGCGTAGCGTTCAATTTCCCCGCTGGTGAGCACATGCTTGTAAATACCTTCGGTATGGATATGTGCGATGACAATGGATTCAGTCGCCAGTTAGCAAATTGGTGGGATTTCTCCGGAGGAAATCTGTTTGCCATTACCTCTGGCAACTACAACCCATTTGCTTTCTACATGCCGGCCGTCTTTGCCAAACTTTAAAAGGAACATAGCTCTATGCCTTGGTATAAAGCCGGGACGGTTTCCGTTACCCAAAATTCGAATGCGGTGATTGGTGTGGGCACTGCGTTCATTGCCAACAGCAGAGTAGGGGACGCATTCAAAGGCCCCGACGGCCGATGGTACGAAGTCGTGAACATCGCCAGTGATACCGCGTTGGCGATTTCTCCACCTTACGCCGGCCCGACTGCAGCTGGCGCTGGGTATTCGATCACGCCGGTGCAGGGATACGTGAAGGCCTCGGCGGATCGACTCAGCAAGATCAGCAACGAAATCGCATCGGTTGAAACGTCTGTTCAAGCCGCCGCGGCCAGTGCGACTGCTGCGGACCAATCCGCGGTTGCCGCCGGGCAGTCAAGCACGGACGCTGGCGCAGCGTCGCAGTCGGCCCTTGATGCGGCAGAGCAGGCTGGCGCCGCCAAGCTTGCCGCGCAGACGGCTGAAGCCAACGCTGCCGCGTCGGCTGGAGCAGCTGAAGACTCGGCGGATCGCGCGGAGCAGGTGGCCGGCGCCTTTGACCAAAACGCCCAGGCCAAGACGGATGCGTTCAACCAAAATGCCCAAGCCGCCCAGGCTGCAATCGATCTGTCGGTCGATGCTGCAAGTGATTCTGCCAGTGCCGCGGCGGACAGCGCAGCTCAAGCGGCGCAGTCGGAGCAGAACGTCTCACACAAAGTGAGCGTCTCCGACATCGTTGACGGATTGGACAGTTCGGCCGCCGACAAGCCGCTATCGGCGAATCAGGGCCGGATCCTGAAAGAGCTGGTCGATAACGCCGGCAGCGCCTCAGCAACACTCGTCACGTACGAGTATGTCGCCACCGCGGGGCAGACGTCGTTCAGCGGTCCCGACCGCAACGGCCTGACCATGGCCGGGGTCGTGCCAGGCAGTGCGCTCGTCACTGTGAGCGGCGCAGATATCTCGCAGACGACTGAGTGTGTGCTGACCGGTACCACCCTCACATTGAGTGGCGGGCCGCCGTTGGTAGCCGGCGACGTCGTCCTGATTCACGCGTTCGGCACGTTCGCCGTCGCCAATACCTTCACTCAGGCGCAGGTCAACACGCTGCTGCAGCCGAAGCTCAGCCGCAACGATGTCGTGGGCACGGTTTCGCAATCAGGCGGTGCGCCAACTGGCGCCATTGTCGAGCAGGGCTCCAACGCCAACGGCGAGTACACGAAATTCGCAGATGGCACCCTGATATGTTCATGCCGCGCGGATCTGGGGTCGGTTGCAGTGGCGACCGCCTACGGGGCGATGTACATCACCGCCAGCCCACTTTCGGGTCGAGCGTTTCCAGCCAACTTCTTGGCGGGCAGCGTTCCCAAAATATCCATCACGATCGAGAGTGCTGGCGGCGTGGTGTACGCCGGCTCGGCGGTCGCCTCCGCGGGAGGTGGCTGGCCAGCCTATTACGTCGCCAGCCCAAGAAGCGCGACTTTGAGTTGTGCCGGTAACTTCATAGCAATAGGAAGGTGGTTCTGATGGCGCGTGGAAGAAATCTTGGCGCGATGGGCGCCTGGCCGCTCAGTGCATCCGTTCTGAATGCGGCCGGCCTGATTGGCGAGGCAAATTTGCTGGGCGCTGTATCTCAATCCGGCGGTGTTCCTACCGGCTCCGTCATCGAGTTCGGATCAAACGCCCAAGGCGATTACCTCAAATTCGCCGACGGGACGATGATTACCAGCCAGGTTGTCACGGTACCCGCGCAGACCTGGACCAATGGCACCGGTGTTCGGTACGTCTTTCTCAGCTTCACGCTGCCCGCTGCGTTTGCGGTCGTCCCCAGAATGTTCGCCCAGACCGTGGAGGGAGCCATATCGACCCGCGGTTCCCAGGTCTCCAACGTGGCTCCGACCAGCCTGAGTACTGCATCGGCTTATTTGGTCACGCCTTCGGCAACAACGAGTAACGCACAACTGACGATCAACGTCATGTCAATTGGAAGGTGGTTCACATGATTATCAAACTCTCCCCTCAGCGCCGGGATGACACGCTGGAAGTGACCAAGCAGGGTGACGTCTTGACGCTCAACGGCACAGCGCTGGATTTCGGCCCGCTGCCTGATGGCGCGACGTTGCCCATGAGCGCGGTGTCGGGCGATTGGATTGCAGGCGATGTGGAGCGTATTGATGGCGAGCTCGTCATCAGGCTGATCCTGCCGCTGCCGGCCAACTATAGCCAGGAACAGGCCTTTCCCGAGGACATGATCGAAGTGCCCGACGGGCCTGTCGCATTCCCCCAGCCCCTCGAGGAGCCTGAAGCATGATCGACTTTTCCCAGGCAGTGACCAAGGAAATGAAAGCCACGGCAACGCTGGAACTGACCCGCGGGCAGATCGCGGCGCGGCGCTACGATGCGGAAACCGCAGGCATTACTGTCGGCGGAATGTTCGTGGACACCGGCCGCGACAGTCAGGCGCTGATCACCGGCGCGGCGCTGTCGGCCTTCATGGATGACACCTACGTCTGCAACTGGAAAACGCCCGACGGCTTTATCCAGCTCGACGGGCCGACGCTCATTTCCGTGTCCATGGCGGTGCGGCAGCACGTGCAAGCGTGCTTCGACCGGGAAAGCGAGCTCATCTCTGCACTGGATGCGCGCACGTTCACCGAGGAAATGCTCGAGCAGGGCTGGCCAACATGATCGCGATCGGCAAGTTCGACACCCATCCCGCGGTGCGCTTCATCAGTCGGTGGGATGTGGCCACCCAGGAGCAGCTGACTTTTAACGATGCTGTGCACGGCGCGCTGGCGGTGCCCGCCGATTTCTACAGCGATCTGGCCTCGATCAGGATCCTGCGTGAGGTCTGCCGGTGGTCCTCGATCGGCGCGCTGGTGGGCTGGGCATTTGCGTGGGGCTGGCTGGCGCCGGCGCTGCTGATACTGGCGATCACCACCTTGGCCTTGTACGGGCTGCTCGCCGGTTACGGGATGCGCGCCGCTATCCTGCACGACTGGCTGTACACGGCGGGTGTGCTGCCGCGGGCCGACTGCGATGCCGTGTTTTACCGCGCGCTCACCACTGGCGACGGTACCGCGCGATGGCGGGCCGCAATCTTCTGGCTGGGCGTCAGGCTCGGCGGATCCACCTCATACACCAAGACCCCGACAAGTTCGGGGTTTTTTACGTCTGGAGAAAAGTGAATGCCCCCAATGACCCGAGGCGTACGAAACAACAATCCTGGCAACATCGACTACAACCCGCGCAACCAATGGCAGGGCCAGCTTGATCCGGATCCGGCTATCGAGAAGCGGTTCGCTCGGTTTGACACTGCCGAGAACGGCATCCGCGCGCTGGCCAAGCTGATATTGGCCTACCGAGGTAAGGACGGAATGCCCAGCGTGGGCGGGGTCGGAATCGATACGGTCAGGGAAGTCATCAGCCGCTGGGCGCCAGGTGTAGAGAACGACACCGAGTCCTACATCACGGCCGTGGCGGCTGGTGTCGGTGCGCAGCCCAATCAGCCGATCGACCTGCGTAGCCTGCAAACGCTGACGGCCATCACGGTCGGGATCATCAAGCATGAGAATGGCGGCGTCCCGTACTCGGCGGCGGTGATCGCCGAGGGCGTCCGCAGGGCGCTCGCCTGAGCAGTTGCGGCGCGATCCACCCTCGATATCCTGCGCCAAAGGAAAGGCTGGCGGCCGCGCCTTGTGCGACCGACCGCCAGTTATGAAATAGGCGCTTCACACACATGAAAGGAGCGACCGGCGAGGTGCGTCAACACCACCGCCGGACGCTAAACCCGCAGACTATCCCTGCAAGTCCAGCCAAGGCTCCCCGCTCTGTGCACAAAGCGCGGCGAGCCTAGCACCTGTTTATCCATACAGTAAAGGCTTGCATAATGACCAACCCGATTGTCCCGTGGATGGGCGGCAAACGCCGCCTTGCAAAACCCCTGCTTGCGCTGTTTCCAGCGCACGATTGCTACGTAGAAGTGTTCGCCGGTGGCGCAGCGCTTTATTTCAAAAGGCCTGAGCCTGCAAAGGTCGAGGTGCTGAATGACATCAATGGTGAATTGGTCAGCCTGTATCGGGTTGTTCAAAACCACCTGGAGGAATTCGTCAGGCAGTTCAAGTGGGCGCTCAGCTCTCGCCAGATTTTCGAATGGCAGAAGATGACCCGGCCGGAAACGTTGACCGACATCCAGCGTGCCGCCCGGTTCTTCTACCTGCAGCACCACGCGTTCGGCGCGAAAGCGACCGGCCAGACGTTTGGTACCGCAACCACTGGTCGCCCCATTAACCTGCTGCGGATTGAAGAAACGCTTTCTGATGCGTGGCAGCGCCTGGCCGGCACCTACGTGGAAAACCTGCCCTGGCTCAAATGTGCTGAGAAGTACGATCGGCCGCACACGTTTCATTACATGGATCCGCCGTATTGGCAGACTCAGGGATATGGGGCTGAGTTCGGGCTCGAGGAGTATCGGGCAATGGCCGATTTCATGCGGCGGTGCCAAGGGAAGGTGATGGTCAGCATCAACGACCACCCGGACATTCGCCAAGTGTTCGATGGGTTCCGAATGGAGGAGCTGAAAATCCGGTACAGCACCCCGAATCCCCGCACAGGAAAAGCTGCGGTCACTGGCGAGCTGGCCATCATGAACTGGTAGTTTTTGACGGTCTTAAGAGAGGCCTTGCCGGTCAGGCCTGAGCTTCGAGCTCGCCGACGCGCTCCTCAACGGCTTGCTCGACGATCAGGTACAGCGCCTCGATGGAGGCGGGCTGAAGCGCCTTGAGCCGTTCAACTCCCAAGACAAACCCTTCCGCCCGCAGGCCAGCGCGCTGCGCGTCGTCGCTGCTGGTTGCGCGGCGGATTGCAGCAGTAAGGCGAACGAGCTCCTGGCGGACGGCAGAGGGCATCGTAATGTTTTCATGGATCATAAATCGCCTCTCGATCGCACTGAATACGGCTCTTGTAACCAAATGACCAGACGCAAGGGCCATGTTTCAACTGAGTCAACCGCTGCGTGTTGGCGCAGCCTTCAATCAGGGGCGCGTTTTCCATCAGTCGGCCTGACCAAATGCTCGCCCTGATTGCGAACGTTCCCCACCTCCTTGCTCACCTCGAACCAAGTAAATTGCTCAGTGGGTCGGCAGCACTGCTTAGCGATCTCGGCGGCGCGCTCCGGCGAGGTCTCCGGATCAACCCATTCTCGGGCGTGCTCCGGGCTCAGCACAACGGGCCGGCGGTCGTGGATATCGACCATTCCTTGGTCAGAGTCTGCTGTGATAATGACAAAGCCGTTGCGTTCGTCTTCATCTAAGCCAGGGTGAACCTCTGCCAGCCCTGCAAGCAATAACGGCTTGTTGTCTTTGGCGACAATGAAATACGGCTGTTTGCGCTTAGGGTCTTCCTCGTCCTTGACCCACTCATACCACCCATCGACGGCTACGATCACTCGGCCCTTCGGCCAGAGCTGTTTAAAAAATTTGCCGGTGGTTACCGTTTCAACTCGGGCATTGATCGGATCGGGTCTTTTACCTTTCGCCCAAAAGGGCGCCCATCCCCAGCGAACCCGATCGATGTGCAGGCCCTCTTCATCGCTCCTGAATATCCCGACCTTCGTTGTGGGCGCGATGTTGTAGCGCCCGAGTGGGATGGCGTCAAAGCCAGGTAGAACCTGTTGGGGCGAGGACATCTCATCCACGTAATCAGCCACCGATCTGTACTGCGCAACCCTTCCGCACATGTCAGTCACCCGTCGAGAATTTGGCTATACAGTGTTGACCGCGAGGGAACGTGTTAGTTAACTGTACGGATGTACAGTATAGAGCTTGAATTTATGCACCTTCTCATCACCCCACGGCGACGGCTCGGCGTTGCGCTGACCAGACAAGAAATCAGCACTGCGATCCCTATCAAGGGAGACGTCCACATCAATGAGGACAAGAACAGCATGCTGGGTCGGTCGACCTTGGTGGCGAGCATCTTTAACACCGCACCGGGGCCGCACAGGCTTCCGCCGTTGCTCGATGCCAGTGTGACCAACATGGCAACCCTGGGCATGAACATTTCCGGCATCGAGGAGGTGGACGGCGTTTTCTACTTCCAGTCCTGGTGGTGCCGACTTGAGCCATGATCCGCTGGGCGAGTGGCAGGTGGAAATCAACTCCCGCGATGCACTGATCACCGATCCGGAAGGGCAAGCGGCGAAGCTGGTTGGTCTGGCACTCCTCGCCAGCCGGTGGGGACAGGTCAGCCGGGATGAATTGAACGAGATGCTCGAGCTTTGTGATGCGGCCCGGCTCTGGGCGCTGACTGAATGGGAGGAGGCAGAGCGTCTCGGGATTTTCGCGAGTGAGCCAGTCGACCCTGATGAGGACCTGCGAATTTTGAGAGTCAGTAAATAAGGGACGGTGACTGTGCTGGGCGGACATGTGATCGCACCGATGGGTGTGATCTGCGCGTGTTGAGAAAAATGACATCGCGAAACGGCGCTACGCGGCATAAGGCGGCATAGCATGTGCCATTTTTGCCCTAGATTTGCCCTAAATTATTCGGCGGAAACGAAAAAGCCCCGACTTTCGCTAGGAAAATCGGGGCTTTAGCGTGCATCGAATATGGCGGTGAAGGAGGGATTCGAACCCTCGATACAGTTTCCTGTATACACACTTTCCAGGCGTGCTCCTTAAGCCACTCGGACACCTCACCGTGTCTCTTCAGACGTTCAGTCTGTCGAGGCGCGCTAATGTAGTCGAAAGTTCTGGCGAAGGCAAAACTTTTTTTCAGAATTTTCATGCGGTTAAGCAGAAATGCAGCAAGCCCCGGCTTCTATGCGAAGTCCGGGGCTTCTTCGTTCCCGGTCGGCCTCGGGATCAGGCGCCGAAGCCGCCGTCGATGGTCAGGCTCGCGCCGGTCACGTAGCCCGCTTCCGGGCCTGCCAGGTAAGCGACCATGGCGGCGACTTCTTCGGACTTGCCGTAGCGCGGAACGGCCATCAGGCCCAGCAGTGTTTCGGCGAAGTCACTGTTGGCCGGGTTCATGTCGGTATCGACCGGGCCGGGCTGAACATTATTGATGGTAATACCGCGCGGGCCGAGGTCGCGGGCCAGGCCTTTGGTCAGGCCGACCAGCGCCGATTTGCTCATCGCGTAGACACCGCCGCCGGCAAACGGCATGCGGTCGGCGTTGGTGCTGCCGATATTGATGACGCGACCGCCTTCCTTCATATGGCGAGCAGCTTCCTGAGTGGCGATGAAGACGCTGCGCACATTGATGGCCAGGGTTTTGTCGAAGTCTTCGAGGCTGAACTCGTCCAGCGGCGCGATGGCCAGCACGCCCGCGTTGTTGACCAGAATGTCCAGGCCGCCGAAGGCGTCGACGGTCTGGGCCACCGCGTTGCGAATGTCCTCGGCGCTGGCGCTGTCCGCTTTGATCGCCAGTGCCTTACCGCCTGCCGCTGTGATGCTGTCCTGCAGGGCGCGGGCTTTCTCTTCGGAGCTTACGAAGGTGAAGGCGACGGCGGCGCCTTGTTCGACCAGGCGTTTGACGATGGCTGCGCCGATGCCCCGCGAGCCGCCTTGAACCAGTGCTGTCTTGCCGATGAGGTGGGTGGGATGAGTCAT